CTTAGTGGGTTTATGTTTTTTTGATAAACTGCCCTAAACTTCCCTAAGTTTGTTATAGTTGTCTCCCTTGGTTGTTTTTTGGAGGAAAGGTGTTGCAATCGTTTTTTGTCTCTAGTACCAGAAGAGAACATCACTTCACTTCTGGGCCTCGCTTGTCTGGGTTTCGCGCCTTTGGTAAGCGGGGTTCTTTTTTGTCGTGACAATCTGTGCTGTTTGAGGCTGTCTGGCTGGAATGAGCCGTTACATTCCAGTCTATCTTGGTCAGTCCAAGCTTGGCTTAAAGGCTGAAGACTTCATTTCTGGTAGTGACATTGCTTCGATTGAGAAGTCAATCAAGCCAGGTAGATTTGAGGCGATCAGCCTTGATGGTGCTGTTTCGGATGCCTTGCTGAAGGACATTGGAGTGGACGTGATGGTTGACATTGTGGCTACAAGAGGGTTTTGGCCATCTGCTGCTGCGAGACACTGGCATAGCTTCATCTTTTTGAACTACTGCCTTATCGGAAACCACACCTTTGGGCAGATTGGGCTGAGGGGTGCTTTTGATTGGTGCAACATTCAAAGCGGACGTTGTTTTGCCATTGACCCAAGGCGAATTCACTGGCTTGAACCAATCAGTGAGCAGGCTGAGTTGTGCTTGCTGCTCCAGTTTTCTGTTCCAAGAAGGGACAAGAAGACCTTCAACAAGATTGTGGAGTGGATGGCTTTACCCTTCTAATTTTATGGAAAATATTGCGATCAGTCTTACGGGCACAGATGGGAGTGAATGTCATGTTGTTGTCCCGGAGGATAGCCACATCAGTGCTTTTATTGAGGCGTTCAAAAGGATCTTGTTGTTCCAAGGGTTCCATCCTGACTCCATTAAGGAGTACATGGGTGAGTGAGTTGTGTGACACTGGGAGAGACTAGGCATTTTGGGTGGGTATCCCGTTAAAGAGACGGTCCAGACTGTAAATCTGGCGGCTGAAAAGCCTCGCTAGGAGCGTTACCTAGACCACCCACCATTTTGATTTTTGGTGTTTCATTCGTTTAGGATTAGTTTGGAATATGAATAAAGACGTCTTGATTGAAGATATACCGATTGAAACCAATCGGACTAAGAATGCCGTAATTCAAATCATTGATGTTTTGAGTGATACAAGGCTTCGCCCAGATTTTATTGGAATGGTTTTGTGGGCTGTTGCTGGTCGAATTGGAGAAGACGGAGTCCGTGAGCCGATTGATTGTTTTAAGGTTTTAGACAGGTCAACAAAGGTTTTTGGTCCAAGCAGATTAGACACTGCTGATTTAAAGAGAAAAGCATCAGAATATCTTTCTGAATGGGATGACTTCGCTGTTGATTTCCTAAAAAGCGGCATGACGCTTAAGGACTTTTACGCACTACACAATGTGTCGTATTGCCCATTGTGAACCTAGAACTTCCCAAGTAGTTCAGTGGTAGACCGACGCTCCCTCATGGTTAAGGGCCAAAACGCTGGGAATTAAGCGTATGCCGTGGGTTCGATCCCCACTTTGGGAACATTTTTCTTGCCATTTGTGTGGTTAGTGTAGTAGGGGCAGCTTAATTATGAGCGAGCGACTGGCTGCTGCGTTGGGCAAGAATGGGAAACCCAAGGGTGTTCGTCGTCGTCGCAAGAGGTCTGATGCTGGCAAAAAGAGGGGGCCTAAGAAGCCTGTGGTTGCATTGCCTGAGGATGATGTTGTCCTGCCGGATTCACCTCCAGAAGCATGGGTAGATGAGCCGAGGATGGTCCATATGGCTACCAACAGGGCTTCTGTGCTGTCTGGTCTTGGAGTGAGTGAAGGCACGTTCTCAGCCATTTTCCCACAGCTTGGGGACTACATGGACGAGGATGATTTCCAGTTCATTGAGGGCAAGCTAGGACTGGCACAAGGCGTGTTAGGTGAGGCTATTGCGATGGATATGCCGGTCTACTTTGAAGGTGTTGTGCTTCCCATTGCCTTAAACAACCAGAGGCTTTGCTACGTTAGGAACGAGAGTGGGCAGTGTGATTTGGTCCACAGGAAGGTTGATTCCTGCCGTCATGGGCAAAGGGTCTTGGTTAAGGACGGTATTGTTGTTAGGGTGCTGCGATGATGATGTTGCTTTTTGTTATTAGCGTCCTGCTGTACTACACACCTACCAATGACAACTGAAGAAACGATGGTTGTGACCATCATTGCATGGGCTTGCCTTGTTGGGATCATGTGGTCTTCTGGTTGGTTTAAGGAGTAATGTTCGCATCTCTTGAGCATCACCCTGATGGGGGTCCATGGACGGAGGAAAGGATCTACGAGTGGAAGTATCTTCCTCACTGTGTACTTCCCAATCCAACCAAGGAAGACCTCAAGAAGCACATTGAGGAGCATGGTGTTGACGAGGTTGGCAGGTGGCTTCTTAAGCGGGATAGCCGGATCTGGATGGAGTCTGACGACCCATTCAGGTATGCCATTGAGCCAAAGCATTGGAAGGCTGCCGACTCGATCCTGAACGAGAAGGATGAGATCCTTGTCCTTGGAGGGAACCGGGCTGGGAAGACTGAATGGGCTGCTAGAAGGGTAGCACAGATGCTTGTTGGCGTTGAGCGGGGTGAGTTCCCTTGGCCACAGTGGATGAAGGACAGGTGCCAGAAGCGTGGGCTGAAGATCTGGTGCTTGCACACTACAAACCAGTCATCCATCGCCTTCCAGCAACAGGTTGTTTACAAGTACCTTCCAAAAGAGTTGAGGAACGCTCGCAAGAGTAAGTTCACCAACCTGTCCTACACGCAGAAGAACGGGTTCAGTGATAACACAGGCGTTTACAACACTAACCAAGTCTGGTTCCTGAACTACGCTCAGGACAAGCAGGTCATTGAGGGCGGCGAGCCGGATCTGATCTGGTGCGATGAGTTGGTCCCTCACGACTGGCTGGAGACGATTCGATACCGGCTGATCACGAGGCAGGGTAAGCTGATCCTGACGTTTACTCCCATCCATGGTTACACCCTTGTGGTTAAGGAGTATCTAGCCGGGGTAAAGATCACAGAGACAAAGCCTAGCCCATTGCTGACTGGGAAGAACGTAGCTGGATGCCCAGAAGGGACTATGCCATTCAAGGCTGAGGCAAGGCAGGGCAGGGCTGGAGTGATCTGGTTTCACACCCAGTTGAATCCTTACTCTAGCTGGGACCAGATGCAGAAGACCCTTAAGGGAAGGTCCAGTTACGATGTAAAGATCCGTGCCTATGGCTGGGCTGAAAGCACTGCTGGCAGTCAGTTCCCCAACTTTGGCGAGCATTCAGTTGTACCTCACGACAAGGTTCCCATCCAAGGAACCAACTACATGGTCATCGACCCTGCTGGGGCTAGGAACTGGTTCATGCTGTGGTGTAGAGTGGACACACAAGGCAGGCTATACATCTACCGTGAGTTTCCTGATGAAACATATGGTGAATGGGCGTTACCTTGTGACCGTCCAGATGGGAAGCCGGGACCAGCGCAGAGGGCTGGAGCTGGCAAAGGAATCCAAGAGTACTGCCAGATGATCATGGATCTGGAGGGTGACGAGGAGATCCAAGAACGATTCATTGACCCTAAAGCAGCAGGCACCCCTACGGCTTCCAAGGAAGGCGGTGTAACGCTTCTGGATCTGCTTGAGGAGTCTGGCCTATCATTCACTCCAGCAGCTACAGTGACCGTCGACGAGCGTGTCCTGCTCATTAATGACCTGCTTTCCTACAATAAGGATGAGGAGATCTCCGAGGACAATTCACCTAGGTTGTTTGTCTCTGAGCGTTGCCAGAACCTTATTTACTCGTTAAGAGAGTGGACTGGGGCTGATGGTCAAAAGGGAGCAAGCAAAGACCCTATCGACTGTTTGGGCTATCTGACAGTGATGAATCCTGAGTTCGTTGAGGCCAAGAACATGGTCTGGCGAGATTCTGGGGTCATTGGCTCCTACTGACCCTACTTTATGGACAACTTTCAAGACCCTATCGCAGAAGCAGCAGACAAGCCTTCTCTAGAAGTCCTCATGGACGAATGGAAAAGGGCATCATGGCAGGGTCTGGATGGTGCCAGGATCAATGGGTTGGATGACATCCGCTATGCTAGGTGGCAGGGGCAGACTGATGACGGTAAAAAGCACAGTGAATACCGTTCAAATGGTGAGCCTGCTTGGCCTTTTGAGGGGGCGAGTGACGTAAGGTGCCGTCTGGCAGACTCAGTTTGCAACGAAATCTCAGCCCTATTGCTTTCAGCCTTCAACCGGGCAGACATCAGAGGTAACGCCACTGAGTTTAACGACCTCCCAATGGCGCAAGCCACCACAACACTGCTGAAATGGGTTAAGGAGAACAAGCTTGCGAGTGATTTGGCGAGGGAAGCGGAGCTTGGGGCGCAGTATTCAACACAGTATGGCTGGACAGTCTTCTTCACAGGATGGGAGCAGAGGGTTTCCACCCGTAAACAGATCATCAGGTTCGATGAAATGCTGGCAAACGCCCAGCAGTTGGACCCAGCAAGCCCTTTGGCTGCCCTTCCTGAGCTTGTAGCCAACCCAGAAGCCGAGGACCAAGCTGCTGAACTGTTCATGGGGTTGCTTCCAATCGACAAGGTGGAGGCAAAAGAGCTTGTTCGTGACCTTCGTAAAGAAGGGATTGGCGATTATGAGCAGCAATACGTCTCAAAGAACCTCCCAATGGTTCTTGCGCTCAAACCATACGATGAGATTGCCCTTCCTCCAGAGACTGTTGACCTGCAATCGGCACGAGTGATCTTCCGTAGGTGCTGGCACACTGAAGTTGAGCTTCGTGAGAAGGTTATCACTGACGATTGGGACGAAGATTGGGTTGAGAATGTGGTAAAAGCCGGTGGCTGGCAGATGTCTGCCAACATGAGCGATTACGAGACGGCTTCCACGCTGGTTGCCTACAAGTCCATCGACCGGAAGAACCTGATTGAGGTGGTCTACGCCTATTATCGCACGATTGATGAGGGAAAACCTGCGATTTACTATTCTGTTTTCTGT